AATTATGCAAACAAAAATACATTACTTGTTCTCATCTCACAGCAACGAAATCAATTTGGATCTATGCATGCTAGTCACATCCCCACAGGTGGCATGGCAGTCAAGTTCTTTTCTTCCACTGTCATTAAACTCTGGTCGTCTGAAGCTGAGGCGAATGCTATTAAAGCTGGGATTAAAGTTGGCGACAAGATCATTGAACAAAGGGTTGGACGACCAGTTAACTGGATTGTTGATTACAACAAACTTGGTCCCCCAAATTTATCGGGACAATACGACTTTTACTACCAAGGGGAAGTTCTTGGTGTAGATAGGGTCGGAGAAACTTTAGATGTTGCAGAAATGTGTGGCATCGTAGAAAAGGGTGGAGCATGGTATACAGTGAATGGAGAACGTTTTCAAGGACGTGCAAAGGCTGTGGCATATTTAAGAGAAAATCCAGATGTTGTAGACAGTTTAGTTGGACAGATAAATGCCAAATCTTAATGAATTTTTTGATAAAAAAGAAGCTAATAAAATCGATACGACGTTCGAAAAAATTGGCGGAGTAAGAAGTTGTATGAAGTGTGAGATTGACGTCGTTGGTGGGTTGTGGGATTCCGATAATAGAGTAATGTACTGGACATGCTCTAGTGGTCATGAGAATAAACTTGAGGTCAGTTAATGTCAGAAAGATCTGAAGTTAAAAGAGATGGCGCTAAAGCACAAAAGAACAGCGGACGTGGTGACTATCAAAAAGGTGATGCTAAGTGGAAGATGTTTCTTGTAGATTACAAGGAAGCTTCTAAGTCATTTACTTTGAACAAACCAGTGTGGTCTAAGATATGCACCGATACGTTTAAGGTGAGTAGAGATATGCATCCAGCATTAAAGATTATAATTGGAGAAGATTCTAAGGTTCGTCTTGGGATCATAGAATGGACTGTATTGGAAGAACTAATGCAGTTCTGGGAGGACAACCATGATTAAAGAAGTATTTTTAACAACGCTTACTGGAGCTGGAGTAGGGGCAGTGTTTGCCTTGTTTAAGCTTCCCGTTCCCGCACCACCAGTATTTGCTGGTCTTATGGGCATCTTTGGCCTATGGTTAGGATATGGATTAATTGGTAAGGTCGTATCGTGATTGAGTTTTTATTTGGATTTTTGTTTGGATATATGGTTGGTATATTTATGAACTATATTATTACTAAGATAGATAAGGAAATTAAAGATGGCAGAAGATAAGAACACCCTAGAGCTTATTAGCGATATTACAGAGTTCAATGACCTTCATGAGTTTATGCAAGACGAACACCTAGATAAAGCCATGGCGATTGTGGTAAAATTATTAATGAACCCAGATGTTCCTTCTGCAAAAGCTCCTCATCTAATTATGGAACTTCAGGCAATGTCAACTAAATTTGCAGTCCTAGCATCTGTTTACTCGACTATTGCAAAAGACAAGGCTGGCACAGTGAATAACAATAAGAAAAACATTTATTATTCAGTAAAGGAGTCCATAGACAAACTTGTAGATGCACTTAAGTATGTCGTTAGGTACAATTCATAATGGGTAGAGATATAGTAAAAAACCTTAAGTTTAAAAAGCATACGGGCAAGTTCTTTGATCCAGAAAGATTTGCACAGTTGCTTGATGAGTCATACCGAAATACAAAACGTGCAGATGGCGAGATGACTAAGAAATCATTTAGCCCTAGCTCACTTGGTTATGGTCATGGAACCTGCCCTAGATATTGGTATATGGCATTTAGTGGTGCAATGTTTATTGATGACAATGATGCAGTAGCAGTTGCAAATATGGCACAGGGAACACAGGCTCACGAAAGACTTCAGAATTTAATTAAGACTATGCCTGAGTGGAGGGCAGAAGAAGAAGAGATTATCAATGAGTACCCTCCTATCCGTGGCTTCATAGACTTGATTATGGAGTATGATGGAGAGACCGTAATTGGTGAAATTAAAACGGCAAAGCAGGAAGTTTGGGATACAAGACAAGCAGAGATGAAGTCATCTGCAAACCATATGCTTCAGCTACTAACATACATGAAGCTAAAGAATGCTAAAGAAGGCTTCTTCTTGTATGAAAATAAAAATACTCAGGAGATCTTAATTATTCCAGTATCAATGAATGATAAAAATAAAAAGATTATTGAGGATACATTTTTGTGGATGCAAGAAGTATGGGATAACTTTCAACAGGGAGATCTTCCTATGAGACCTTCTGGCGCAACTAAGTCCAAAATGCCTTGCACCTATTGTCCAGTTAAAAAAGAATGTTATGCTAAAGATGCACAGTTAGGCACAGTACAAATTGAAAAGTATGAGGTGCCTATTCTATGATTTGTGGCAATAAAGAGTGTGCAAAAGAATTTGAAGCAAAGACTCATAATCAAAAATATTGTGGAGATGAGTGCTGCAGAATTGCAACTAATAGACGTATCATGGAAAAGTACTATGAGAAGAAGGCCATTAGAAATGGTGCTCATAGACCATGTAAGAAATGCGGCAGCAAACTAAGTAGATATAATCAAGGTAACTTATGTGCTACCTGTGAGAAGAATGAGACTATATCTACAAGATCAAAGCTGCTTGGAATGATAGATGAAATTAGCTGAGCTAGTAAAGACCAAGGCATACAGAGTTCTTGGCATAGATGCATCTACTAATTCAATTGCCTTCTGTTTAATGGAGAATGATATTCCTTTAAAGTGGGGCAAGATTGATTTAGCTGGTCAAGATATCTATGAAAAGATTTATGATGCTAAGAAGAAGATGAGCCTAATGCTTGAAGAACTTAGTGCAGATTATATAGTTGTTGAGGGTGCAATACTTGTCAGATCGCCAGATGCTGTGATAAAATTATCTTACGTTTATGGGGTTGTTATTGCTGAACTAATGTCGACTGGTGCAAAGGTAATAACCATATCACCTACTTCCTGGCAGGCGTATATTGGAAATAAAAATCCAACAAACGCTGAGAAGCTGGAGATAAGAAAAGATCATCCAGGATATGCTGACTCATGGTATAAAAACCAAATAAGAAATATGAGAAAGCAACGTACAGTAGATTACTTTAACAATAAGTATAATTTAGAGTTAAATGATTTCGATGTGGCTGATTCATTTGGGATAGCTCATTATGCAAACAAGGTGCTTACTGAACGATGAAGTTATATCAAAGTAAAGATTGGTTGTACAGGCGGTATGTTGTGCAAAAGAAAACGGTTACAGAAATAGGTAAGGAATGCAATGTCTCTGCTATGACTATACAGAGATATCTAGAACAGTTTGGGCTAATTAAGAAGCGATGATAAAAGAATTTAATGAGTTTTGTGATGGTAAAGAAAGCTATTCACAGATAAGACAAGACCTACTTCCTCTATTCTTTCTAGGCTCAGATCCTGGTTACTTTGTTGAGTTTGGTGCATGCGATGGCGTATACCTGTCAAACACCTTCTTGCTAGAAACATATTACGGGTGGAACGGCTTGTTGGTTGAGCCTTCTAGTCATTATAATAAAGTCTTAAAAACTAAAAGAACTTCAACTATTGATACCTTATGTGTTGCAGATGAGACTGGAAAGAAGATTGAGTTTACCGAAGTCTCTGGACTACAGGGCTTATCTGGCATATCAGAGTATGCGTTTAATGATGTTCATACTCAGACCAGAAGAGATAAAGGATTTACGTATGAGGTAGACACCATATCTTTAAAGGATCTACTAGATAAACACAATGCTCCACAAATTATTGATTACATATCAATTGATACAGAAGGCTCCGAATATTCAATTTTAAATGCATATGATTTTTCTAGAAAGTTTAAGATCATTAGCGTAGAGCATAATAATACCTACACAAAAGATTTAATCAATGACTTATTGATTTCAAAAGGATACGTAAATGTTCTTCCAGGGGAGTCAAAGTGGGATAGCTGGTATGTCCTTCCAGAGATTTATAATAATGTATGCGATAGATTGGGGTATGTAGGTGTCTAATATAGTATATACAGGAGGAACATTTGACCTATTCCATTCTGGTCACGTTAATCTATTAAAGAGGTGCAAAGAGATAGCTGGGCCCGACGGCAGGGTTGTAGCATCTTTAAACACTGACGATTTTATTTGGCAGTTTAAGAACAAGAAACCAGTATGTAGCGAATCAGAAAGAGCAGAAGTTCTGCTTGCATGCAGGTATGTAGATGAAGTTGTAATGAATGTGGGTGGGCAGGATTCTAGAATTACAATTGATTTAGTTCAACCTAATTATATTGTTGTGGGATCAGACTGGGCCGAAAAAGATTATTACGCACAGATGAGCTTTGATCAAAAGTGGCTAGACGATAGGGGGATTGGCCTAGTATATGTTCCATATACAAAGACTATTTCTTCAACAGCAATTAGAGGGAGAATGCAGTGAAATTTTATACATATCTAGTAGCATGGGATGAAGTTCATTATAATTGTGTTGAAATTGATGAGCAGTTTATGGCTGCTGGACAACCTATAACTGTTATTAATTCAGGAGAAATGAAGCGGGATCATTGGGATAACGTAGGAGATATAAGATATTATAGACAGTTCTATCATGCATTAAAGAATTTTGATATGAGCTATGACTATATGGCATTTATGTGCGGAGATGTTTCATATACTGAATGGTCAAATGCTATTGATAGGGCCACAGAAATTTTGTCTAAGTATGATAATGCAGGTTTATATGCACCACATTTTACACACGAGCCTTGGTCAGAAAGCGCTTCAAAAATTACTCAGGTAGAAGATGATGAAAATTTAAATATCTCTATTCAAACAGATGGCATCTATGTCTTTATAAGAAAAGATATTGTATCTACCTTATTAGAATATTTTAATTTTTTAAATGAGCAAATAAACATGGCAGATATAAAAAGCGGTTGGGGTCTAGACATGATTTGGTCATCGATAGCAATAGCCAACAATTTGCCAATACTGCGTGATAAGAGATACGTTTTATTTCATCCAGCTGGTAGCAGCTATAATCACGATAGAGCAACAGAAGAAATGAATATTGTTGTTAATAATTTTTATAAGTATTTGGACTCAAAGGGCATTGACTCTAAGTTATACGGTGAGTTGCATAGAAAAATTTACGGAAGAATGTCAAGATACCCAGACTGCATGTTGTTATCAGATTTTTATAGCCAAGAATTAATTTTAAAAAATCCAGTTAATATTGATTATCATGTAATTTATATTAATGACGATAGAAAATATAATAGGGACCTAATTGATTCTAAACTGCATGGCACAAAGCAGGACATTAAGTCTTTGAATGCAAAGGATCCTGGACTGCTATCAGAATTTTATATTGATAATCCAGAGTTTAGGGTTTCAATTCAACCTAAGCTGGGAGAAATTGGAAACTTTGGAAGTCATTACTTAGCATGGAAATATTTAGTAAATAGTAAACTAAATTCTCTTCTAGTATTTGAGGATGATTCAATAATTCATGAGGACTTTATAGAGAAGTACTCTCTTGCATTAAATAACGTACCAGAAGATTTTGATGTTTTGTCTATCTATATAGATCCAAATCAATATGATAGGTTTCATCAGTCTGATTATATAAATAAATACATAGCGAAAGGCTACCAAGATTGGTCGACATTATGCTATGTTGTCTCTAGACAGGGGGCACAAAAACTGATAAGATATGTCATAGACAATGGCATGGATTATCCTACAGACTGGTTCATATTTAGACACGGACACGCAGGATTATTTAATGTGTACACACTTGCACCAGGTTTCCACTCACCTTTGGAAATTGATAAACAATACGAATCTCAGGTTCAGTAAGGAATAAAATGGCGGGATACCCAAACAAAGATAGCGGATACCAAGCATGGATTACAGACTTACAATTAATTGCAACAGATGCACCATCAGGTCATAATATTATTATTGAATGCCTTGATATTGCTGAGATGTTGATCAAAAAGAATATATCATACGGTAACTCAGCACTTGAACCTATTCGTATATTTTCAAAGGCGGATTCAAAAGAACAGATTCGTGTGCGTATTGATGATAAGCTAAATAGAATTCAGAACGATCAAGCATTTCCAGGCGATAATGATATAGATGATTTAATTGGATATCTTATTTTGCTTAAGATTGCTAATAAGTCTAATTGATTTTAGTCAACTAAGATGGTACAATAGTTATATGACAATGGAAATCGACCTGCCTCAACACATGGATAGAATGAATGCTGTAGTTGAAAAACTATTGCAGGGTCATAATCCTACTCAAATTGCTACCCTTACTGGCTTCCAGCGCAAGGAAGTAATTGAGTTTATTGACGAGTGGAAGAGTATCGTTCATAACGATAGCGCCATTAGAGATCGAGCCAAAGAAGCGATTTCTGGAGCAGACCAGCATTACGCAATGTTAATTAAAGAGGCTTGGAAGACTGTAGAAGATGCAGATCAAACAGGTCAGTTAGGCATAAAGTCAGGAGCTTTAAAACTAATTGCAGATATTGAAACTAAAAGAATTGGTATGCTTCAGTCTGTAGGTGTTCTAGAAAATAATGAGCTGGCGACCCAACTTGCAGAAACAGAACGCAAGCAAGAAGTTCTTGTAAAGATATTAAAAGAAGTAACATCTACCTGCCCTAAGTGCAAAATGGATGTAGCAAGAAGACTTTCCCAAATTACTGGCATAGTTGAATCAGTCGTAATTGAGGAAGATGCTAGTGGACTTTAGTTTTGATGATCTTATTGACATACTGGATGGCGAAGAATTTGAAGAACGCCCAGTTGATCTAAGAACCTTTGTAACTAGCCCAGACTTTTTAGGCCTTCCACCGCTATCTGAATTACAATATACTCTTATTGAAAAGAGTTCACAGATATATAAAGAGTCAACATTAAAGAAACTTTTTGGTGAACAAGAAGGCGAAAGAATATATAAACAAACCTGTACAGAAGTTATTGCTCAGTTAGGTAAAGGTTCTGGAAAAGACTATTCCTCTACTATCGCTGTGGCTTATATTGTTTATTTACTTTTATGTTTAAAGGATCCAGCAACATATTATGGAAAACCGCCTGGGGATTCAATCGATATTCTTAACATAGCAATCAACTCACAGCAGGCCAACAACGTTTTCTTTAAGGGTTTTAAGACACGTATTGATCGTTCCCCATGGTTCATTGGCAAGTACGACCCAAAAGCCTCTGAGATGAAATTTGACAAGGCTATAACAGTACACTCAGGTCACTCAGAGCGTGAGGCATGGGAAGGATACAATGTTATTGTGGTAATCCTCGATGAAATCTCTGGCTTTGCTATTGAGAATACAACTGGTCACGATCAAGCTAAAACAGCTGATGCTATATATGAGATGTATCGTGCATCTGTAGACTCTCGTTTCCCAGACTTTGGAAAGGTTATCTTGCTTTCATTCCCACGATTTAAGAATGATCCAATTCAAAAATTTTATGATTCAGTAATTGCAGAAAAAGAAACTATCATTAGATCACATAGATTTAAGATGGATCACGAATTACCAGATGGGATAGAAGGAAATGAATTTGAGGTTGAATGGGAAGAAGATCATATTAATTCTTATTTAATTCCAAAAGTATATGCACTGAAGAGACCGACGTGGGAAGTAAATCCTACAAGAAGTATTGAAGATTTTAAGGTTGCTTTTTATAAAAACTCCATGGATGCTCTAGGAAGATTTGCATGCATGCCACCAGAGATGATAGATGCATTCTTTAAGTCAA